ACCCCAAGCTACTGAACAGCTTCAATGATTATATTGACTTACAGATAAGTAAGCAACATAAAATACTAGAGCAATCTAGTGATATAATAACTTTACATAGGTCTCAAGGTGCAATAGCTGCCTTGAATAAAATCAAACTGTTAAGGGATGAAGTAAATGGAATTAAATAAACAAATGGAACTATTTGAAGATGGTGGTCTCAAAGATGAGGGTGGCATGGTTGATGAAGTATCAGGTAATGATGTACCTACAGGTTCTACACGAGAAGAAGTAAGAGATGACATCCCTGCACAATTAAGTGAAGGAGAGTTTGTATTACCTGCTGACGTTGTTAGATATCATGGCTTAGAAAAGATAATGGAATTACGTGACGAAGCTAAACAAGGTCTAGCTAAAATGGAAGCAATGGGTCAGATGGGTAATAGTGAAGAAGCTACACTAGATGATGATGTTCCATTTGACATGGATGATTTAGACATAGAAGATGAAGATGAGCCACAGGAAATGGAAATGGCAGAAGGTGGTTATGTTATGGTAGGAGGTAAGCCCATGCCTATACCTACAGTAGCAGGTAAACCATTAAATATGCAAGTAGGTGGATTTACTAATCCTACAGGAACATATCAAGTACCTACTAATATAGCTACACAACCTTCTTACTTTGCTAACTATAAACAAACTGTAGCTCCATTTCAACCGTTTACACCTAGTCAAACATTTCAACCAAGACCAGTAGAAGCAGGACAAAAACAATCTTATATTCCCTTTAATCAATTAATTCCTACAGTAAATGCTAGAAGAGAAACATTTGAATATAGAAATGCTGCAGGACAAAAGTTATTTATTCCTTTTGTAAATGGTCAGCCTATATATCCTATACCTGAAGGTTATAGACGCTATACAGAAGAACAACAAACTAAAACTGAACAAGCACCAGTTACAGGTACAACAACTCAGGTTACAGGTGATGGTGATTCTGATGTACTTTCAGGCACTAGCCAAGTTAGAGGAATAGATAATTCTATTGTTGATACAAATTTTGCTAGTCAAACAAAAGATAAAGTGTCAGAAAACATAGGTAAAATGGGTTCTTCTGATAGGGGTAAATCTGTTATGGATGCAATTGACGCATCAAGAGGTATGAGTACTTTAGGTAAAAACTTAACTACAGCGGGGATGTCTTTATTAGGAGGTCCTATAGGTTCAGTTATGGGAGCTTATGATGCAGTCAGTAGATTCAGTGGTGGTAAAGGTTTAGGTATTGGTCAACCTGACATGGCAAGTAGAGATGCTATTACAGGTGCTTTTGGGTATGACCCAACAAGTTATGATTTTGATGACCCTATGGATGCAAATCTAGCAGGAATAGACCAACAAAATGCTATTAATACTGCTATATTTGGTGGTGTAATGACAGGTACTGAAGATAAAACTCGTGGGGGTATTCAAGGCATAACTGTTGCGGATATTCAAAGAGAATATGGTATAGCACCTAGTTATACTAATTTAGGTGCAGGGAATGTGCAAATAGCTCGTGGTACTAATCCGGGTCAAATGAGTAAAACAGGAACTTTCTATGATGCTAATGGTGTAGGTAATGACCCTGATAAAGCTGAGTATAGTAGTATAACAGATATGTTAGGGTATTTAAGCACAGCAAGTAAACTTGGATATGCTGGAACATTAGGTAGAGCAAAAGAACAAGCTAAACAAGGAAATAAAAAGGCTCAGGCTGTTGTAAAAGCTATGCAGACAAAAGCTAAACAAAAAACACAGGATGTTAAAGACAGAGCTGCGGCTGAAAGAGGTGGCACAGGAGATTTAGGTGGTGTCGGTGATTTAGGAAGTGGATATGGTATAGGTGAAAATACAGGTCCGGGTTCACAAACTATAGGTACTGAAGACGTAGACCCTACAGGTGGTGGAAAATCTACAGGTCCGGGTGCAACTGCAGGAGGTCCTACAGAAGCTCCAGGAACAGGCACAGACCCAGGAAGTCCAAATAGCGGAGAGGGTGCAGACTCAGGTCCAGGAGGAGCAGGAGATTCTAGTGAACATGGTGGAACGTATAAAGGTTCATTTATAACTAAACGCAAAGCATCAGGTAAACTTAAACCTAAGTATATGAAGCGAGGTGGATTAGCTTCTAAAAAATAATTCACAATAATAATTCATTGACTTGATAATAAAGTCGTGATATAATGGCTACTTATCCCCCAACAACAATAAATGGCTACGATAACCCCAAAGGAGAAAACTAATGGCAGACGCTATGATTAAAGAAGCAACACCTAAGAAAGTTGCATTTGTAAGTAAACCTTACACCCAAGAAGAAAGAATAAAAAAAGAAGAAGAAGAATTAGAACAACTTTTAAAAGAGCAGAAGAATGAAGTTGAACGAGAAGCTACAGAATCGGAAGATAAGAATGAAGAAGAACCGACTTCTGCTGAAGAGAAAACTTTTAAAAAGCGTTATGGAGACTTACGAAGACATACCCAAGAAAAAGAGAAAGAGTTTCAAAAACAGTTAGATGATTTAAAAGAACAGTTAAATAAAGCAACAAAAAAAGAGATGAAACTACCTAAGTCAGATGAAGATTTAGAAGCATGGGCAAGAGAGTATCCTGATGTAGCTAAGATTGTTGAAACAATTGCTATGAAAAAAGCAAGAGAGCAATCCGCAGAATTAGAGAGTAAGTTACAAAAGATAGATGAGATGTCTGCTGAAGCACAAAAAGAAAAAGCTGAAGCAGAACTAATGAGACTTCATCCTGACTTTGATGATATCAGAGACAGCGATGACTTTCACGATTGGGCTGAAGAACAGCCTAAATGGGTACAGGATGCACTATATGAGAATGATAATGATGCAAGGTCAGCAGCAAGAGCCATTGACCTCTACAAAGCAGATAGAGGAATCAGTAAGAGAAACACAACACAAAATAGCAGAAGTGCTGCTATGGATGTTGGCACGAAAACTACAAAGACAAAAGTTGATGCTTCTGAGTCAGGTAAAAAAATACTTGAGTCCTCTGTTCAAAAAATGTCCGCTGAACAGTATGAGAGACAGGCTGACGCAATAATGGAAGCTATCAGGTCAGGTAACTTTATATATGATATATCAGGTTCAGCTAGATAAATTAAAAATAAAGTTGACAACAAAAGATTTATGTATATAACTATACATAACTAAAAGTGTAGCATAACCCCACACTTGGATACTTATGTTATACTACTACCCGAAACTTTAGAGATTACCCAATTATGTGAGCCTACAAAGGAATCGCTATCCTAAGTACAACCTCAACGCATGAATGGTCCTTATAAAGTAAAATGACTAAAAACTAATAGTACACATTCCGTGTACATTTGATAAATGTTTAAGGAGATAAAAATGGCATTTACAGCAGCAGCTGGTTATGGTAATCTTCCTAACGGTAATTTTAGTCCTATTATTTACAGCAAACAGGTTCAACTTGCTTTCCGCAAAGGGTCTGTCGCTGAAGCTATCACTAACAGTGATTACTTTGGTGAGATTGCTAATATGGGCGATTCCGTTAAGGTTATCAAAGAACCAGAAATAACAGTCAAGGCATACTCAAGAGGAACAACTATTACTCCTCAAGACCTTGATGACGAAGAGTTTTCACTTACAATTGACAAAGCTAATTACTTTGCATTTAAAGTGGATGACATTGAAGAAGCTCACTCTCATATTAACTTTCAACAGTTAGCATCAGATAGAGCAGCTTATAGACTTGCTGACCAATTTGACCAAGATGTACTTGGTTATATGTCAGGTTATAAGCAATCAGCTATACATGGTACACCTGATACAGCTAATACTACCACTAATGGTACTGTTGCTGTTTCAACTGCAGGTTCTGACGAACTCTTATCATCAATGAAACTTGATGCAGGAGACTTCGGTGGTTCAGCAGGTGACGCTGTAGCTATCTTACCAAGAACAGGTGGTGCAGCTTCTGCTAATCCTGCAAACGGAGATAGAAATCCATTAACTGTTATAGCTAGAATGTCTAGACTATTAGACCAACAGAATGTTGACACTAATGGTAGATGGTTAGTATTAGACCCTGTATTCATAGAAGTACTAAAGGATGAAGATTCAAGATTATTTGATGCAGACTTTGGTGGAACTGGACTACAGAATGGTTTAATCCTAAACAACCTACATGGTTTCAAGGTTTATCAGTCTAACAATTTACCAGCAATAGGAACTGGACCATCTAATACTGGTACTAACAGTTCTACTGATTTTGGTATAATTGTTGCTGGTCATTCTTCATCAGTAGCTACTGCAGAGCAAATCAACAAGACAGAGACTTACAGAGACCCTGATTCTTTTGCTGATATTGTTCGTGGTATGCATTTGTACGGTAGAAAGATACTTCGCCCAGAAGCAATCGCTACTTGTGCTTATCACTTAGCGTAAGGGAGAACTGAGAAATGGCTGCTGGAACAATATCCACATTAGTCTCTTCTGCAAGAGGTTCTTCTGCAAGAGGTAGACAACCATATTTCGTTGAGAATACAATTGACATTGCCGCTGCAGTAGCAGCAAAAGGTGGTGCTCTTGAAGCTGACGAAATAATTCAGGCAATTACTGTACCT